CGAATATATATTTTAATTTTGTCAAGCCATCAGTACTGTGGGCCACTCCCATAGGCCGTCTTGAGATTGGAATGGCAGACTTAACACGACTGTCGGCTATTGCTGTTGACGTGGGTAGCCCGGCACCCGCTGTTGCAGCAGTGCTGGATCTCTTTGGCGTGTCCGACCCCACAGGACAGTGCCTTTCGAGCGCGCAGGTCATGAGTGTCGTGGAGTGGATTGCGGGCTTTCCTCTGCAGTCCGCGCCCGGTCTCATGCCGGCGTATGTTTTTGAGTATGTGAAGAGTAAGGCCGGGTCTCTTGTGGCTTCGGCAGGCGTGTGCGATGACGTGGCGTACTTCCTCCGCCACTTTGAAGCGCCTGACGAGCATTACACGAAATCCGGTAGGAGTGCGCGCGTGGCCCAGGTTGCCCTGAATAAGCCGCTCAAAGGAGATGGTGCCCACTTGGGTGCCGTCGAGCTGGCCCTACTAGACGCCGTTACGCGGGTCGGCTATGTGGGACCGGCCGGGGCTTTGGCATCTGTGGCCCGGTTGCGCACCATGGAGGTGCTACGCCATTACGCTGTGGACGTGCGACAGCGCGCGTGCGCCCAGTACCGCGTTACCTGTCAGGTGTGTTTGCCTGGGAGGGACAGTTATCCGCTGATCACACCTTGGTGTGTTAGCCGCCAGTCGGCCACCATCTGTGCGGGAGTCATTTTGGCTTCCGTCGGGGGGGAGGCCGCCACCAAGGCGGTTCAGCGTCGCGCTGTTACTGTGGCGTCGCATGCGGCGCGCATTGGCCTGGATGCCGTGCGCGCCATTGTGGCACCGGCATGTCGGTTGGTGGCGGAGTACTCTTTTGACCCTGTGAGGCTGGTCCTCACCGATCGGTACGGGAGGGTACGTGAACGCATCACGTCGCGGAGTCCCGCCGCGACGGTTGCATTCGCATACCTCACGTCCCGAGGCAGCGCCGATCCGCTGCTCGCCATGGCGAGCGAGCGGGTCGAGCGCATGGGGCCAGTGGAGTTACTCCCCCAGTGTGTGCAAGATTATTGGAATCAGTCCGAGGATATTGTCGGAATGCTTTCACTGTTTTGCCGCGCCTTGCACCTCACTCGAGTTGAGCGGGAGGAGGAGGAACGCGGACGTGACGTCAACAAGGGCCCGTGTTTGGGGTACCTAGCCGTCGGGCGGAAGAAGCGAGATAGGAACACCGCGTCGTGCATTAATCGGCTGTGTGAGCTGATGTGCGAGGTGCGTGCCCTAGGGCAGTCTCCAGAGGATCTGTTGTTTGTTGTTGAATGGGGGGGACAGATTGACTCTGCTGCCGTGCCCGCCTTCTGTGCGATGGCACGCGTGGATTGCGCGTTTGACGTCGGCGCGTCCGGTGTTGACATAGGTGGGGTCGCCGATCCTGGCAAGTCGTTGGAGGTTCACCACTACACCGCCGTTCTTACTCATCGAGTCGGACGCACGCTCTCGGTGTGTTGCGAGGTGCCTTACGCCAAGGACTCCGGGGTCAATGACCGCATCAGGACCGTAGTGGACGCGGTAGGGGAGGGTGTTAAGGGGTTTGTGTATGTGTCTGGGGGCATACCGGCTGTGGCCAGCATGTCCGCCGAACAGAGCGTGAACGATGCCCACTCGGACATTTACGCTGCTCTTGTCGGTGATGCCCCACTCAAGTGCATACTCTTTTCCACCGATCTAATAATTCCCCCTGCTTGCCCACACTGTGAGACTGTTGACCTTGATCACTTCCTCGCGTCGCGCGGGGTGCTGTCGGAGGACTGTCGTGAGTGCACAGTCTTCGGGCGCGCGCTTAGGCTGATGTCAGAATTGATGTCCACGCCTGGGGTGCGCCTGGTTAAAACCCGCTCGGCATTCGCGCACAACTCCCAGTTCGATCTCGAGTATTCTTCACTGCTGCGGAACACGTTGACAGATTCATCGAGCGCCGTCGATTCGGCTGCGTTTTCCACCGGTGCGCGCAACCGCACCTGGGGCGGTGGTATGCCAGTAGGCAGCGATGATCTTGTTGCCGCACAAGCTATTGGCGGTACCGTTGACGGCGAGTTCTATGACCGCATGGTCGGGATTCGCCGCAACGTGTATGCGCTACTCGCAGGGGGAGCCCAGCCGCGTCCCGCCCTAGCGGATGACACGTTTTCCGACGTGGTCCGCTCGGTCGGGGCGTAGCCGGGGCTATGGGTAGACAAAATGAGGGGGGAACTAGTCGGGAGCACCGGGCTGCGGCTCCAGGCGTAGTTTTT